CAGTACTGGAGTCAATTTTGAGACGCTTTTCAATCCGTCCATAACCTTTGGGGGAGCGGTTCAAATATCTCAGACCGATCTAAACGTTCCAAAAGCAAACGGAACTTGGATTGTAGTTTCAATGTCGCATCAGCTTTCAAGCCAGACGCTTGGAGGTTCGTGGAAGACAACCGTTAATGCTGTATCGCCAACAACCGGTGCGGCACAAGTAGGGGCATGATGGGATCGACTGTAAACCCGGCGGGAATGTTGCAGCCCTCGACGCTATGGGGAGTACATAATAATCTTGCGTTCACCATTCAGCAGGCTCTCTCTAAGGTGCAGACGGCGACGGTCGTCAAGGTTATCGCCTGCTCAAATGATGGCGGTGTTTCCCCTGTTGGCGCGGTCGATGTGCAGATTCTTGTGAATCAGATCAGTGGACAAAAGGTTGCTACACCTCACGTGACAATGTACGGCCTACCCTACTTGCGGATTCAGGGCGGCGCGAATGCAGTAATTATCGACCCGCAGCAAGGAGACATTGGGATTGCAGTATTCGCGAGCCGGGACATCACGACCGTAAAAAGCACCAAAGCGCAAGCGAGTCCAAACACTTTCAGGATGCACGATTTTGCGGATGGGATGTATCTCGGCGGATTGTTGAATGGAGTGCCTCTTCAGTACGTCCAGTTTGGCTCAGGTGGGGTCGCTATCGTTTCCCCTGGCACTATCACCCTTCAGGCTCCCAACATCGTCCTGAATGGCGCTGTGGCCCAAAGCGGGGGCAATGTGACTATGGCGGAAGACCTTACAGTGAGTGGAGACGTGGTAGCCGATCTCACGGGCAGCACATTTGATGGAATCCCATTTGCTACGCACGTCCACACAGGGGTAACATCAGGTAGCGGAAACACTGGGGGTCCAATCGCATGAGTTCGCCCCTTAACACGCTGCTTTTAGACAATTTGGCCTGGGATTTAGTTCTCGATTCTAACGGGTCGATTGCGCTTGCAGAGCCTCCATATGCAGTTGCGCAGGACGTGGCGAGCGCGTGCCTCCTGTTTTTGGGGGAATTGTGGTACGACACGACGCAAGGCGTTCCATATTGGCAGCAGTTGTTAGGCCAGAATCCAACCACTTCGCAGATTGCAGCGGCATTCAACGCGGCAGCTCTCATGGTCCCTGGCGTAGTCACGGCAAACACGGTCATTACCTCGATTGCGGGACGCGAAGTAAGCGGGCAAGTGCAATTTAGTACGAGCGACGGGACAGAAACGAGCGTGAACTTCTGATGGCAACGACCAGCGTACCTCCGATTCAATTTACCCCCGAGGGCATAATTCTTCCTACAGATGCCGCTATTCTTGCCGGTGTGCAATCTGACATAAACACCGCGTTCGGTGGGGGAGTCAACCCCGCACTCGCCACTCCACAAGGTCAGATTGCATCGAGCAACTCGGCGATCATCTCGGACAAGAACAGCGCCATTGCCTACGTTGCGAACCAAGTCGATCCTCAATATGCTGAGGGGCGTTTCCAAGACGCAATCGGAAGAATCTATTTCATGACGCGTAATCCGGCTTCTTCCACGGTCGTCATCGCTACCATCGGCGGATTGCCGGGAACCTATATTCCTGCCGGAGTCCTTGCGTTGGATACCTCTCAAAACGTCTACCAGCTCCTAGGAGCGGTCACAATTGGGTCAGGAGGAACGATACCCGCAGAATTCGCAAACGTCGCAACAGGGCCGATTCCGTGCTCAGCGGGGAGCCTCACACAGCTTTACCAGACGGTTCCAGGCTGGGATACAGTAACAAACGCGGGAGCAGGGATTCTCGGCTCAGACGTGGAAAGTTCACAAGCCTTTGAACTTCGTCGGCAGAACTCTGTCGCGCTCAACAGTCATGGGACGGTAGATGCAATCTTTGCCAATGTGTACGCTGTTGCTGGCGTGCTCGACTGCTATGTGATTGACAACCCTTCAGGAATCACGGTGGACTATGGATCGACAAATTACCCGCTTGCCCCACACTCGATTTATGTTGCGGTCGTTGGCGGCGCGGCCAGCGCAATCGCACAAGCTATCTGGAACGCAAAAGACGGTGGGTGCTCCTATAACGGGAACACGACAGAAACCGTCTACGATACCCGATACGCTGCCCCACAGCCTGCCTACGCAGTGACATTCGAGATACCGTCTCCTGTGCCGGTTTATTTCGCCGTAACCGTGACGAATGCGGCGACGCTGCCTTCGGACTATGTGGCTCTGATTCAAAACGCGATCATTGCACAGTTTAACGGAGAGAACGGAAATACACCTGCCGGAATTGCCTCGCTGATCTTGGCTCTCAGCTACACAGGAGCGATCTTTGCAGCGGTCCCAGGGCTATCGCTCGTTAGCATTTTCGTGGGTCTGACGGCTTTGCCAACCGGCTATGAGGCGGCAATGGGAATCGACCATGTACCAACATTGAGCAGCGCGGATATAAGCGTGGTCAGCGTATAGCTATGGAAAACCTTCTTCAAACAGTTGTTTCGGAATATGCTAATTCCCCGACTATCCTTGCGCTCATCGAATCATTCAATGCGGCGGTCGATCCTTTGGGAGATATTGACAACTTCATTACTCGCGTCTGGCAGGTGGACACAGCGCAGGGAGTGTTTCTTGACAACGTTTGGGGGCGCATCGTTGGAGTCACCAGAACGATTCCGACGAACCCAGTAACAGTGTTGACTGACGCTCAGTTTATTGAGCTGATTCTGCTCAAGGCGCTTGCCAATATTTCGCGGGATAGTTCGTATTCGATCAACACCCTACTCATGGAGTGGATGGCGGGGCGAGGAAGGGCATACGTCAACGACCTCGGCAACATGGAAATCCGGTATATGTTCGAGTTTGCGTTAGAACCGTTCGAGATTGATATTATTACTCAGAGCGGAATCTTTCTAAGGCCGGCGGGCGTGGGCGGATGGATGGTGAATACATCAGTCCCCGTCTTCGGCTTTAAGGGTATGACAGACATTGCAGTAGGCTTCGGGCAAGCTCCATTTGTATCCGCCGGAAATCCCTACAGCGTAGCGTGAGGACACAATGCAACTGAGCCAAGTACCAGTACAAATCGTTAAGGCATGGGCAACGGCAGGGAGCAAAACAAATCCGATTCCCGTCCCATCGCAGATCAGCATTACTCCTGGAGCTGCGTCATGGACTGACGGGTTTCCTCCTCTATGCGACACTAACGCTTCGGCGGGTGGAATGCCTCCAACAATGCCAGATATGAACGGAGGTTTGTACCAGATGTCCGCTATTGATCTCTGGATGTGCGCTGGGGGAGGGTTCCCATACAACTCTGCTTTCCAAACAGCCATCGGAGGCTATCCGAAGGGCGCTCGTGTCCTTATGTCCAGTGGCAACGGTTACTGGGTTAGCACGACAGACAACAACGTGACTGACCCGGATACGGGTGGAGCGGGATGGGCCAGCGCAGATGAGAATGCAATCACGGCCCTCACTGGGGATGTGACGGCAATAGGCCCAGGTAGCGCGGCAGCAACGGTAAAATGGGTAAGCCCTGGAACAATTGGGAGCACGACTCCAAACACGGGAGCATTTACGACCCTGACAGCGACAACTCCCGGATCATCCGATAACAGCAACCATGCTGCGACGACAGCATGGTGTTTCCTTGGCTTCGCTGTTTCTTTGGCGGCGAACGGGTATATAAAATTGCCTACGTGGATGGGTGGTCTGATTCTTCAATGGGGCAACGCGAACGCTGCTACATCTTCGCAGGTAATCACGTTTCCGCTCAATCCTTTTCCAAATAACGTCTGGTGTGTATTATGCCAACCGATAAACTTTGGACCGAACGCCGGACGTGCCACCCCATACCTGGACGCTGTTTCCACTAGTGGGTTCACGCAGACTTCTGCGGGATCAACCAACTCAATCTACTGGCTTGCAATCGGCAACTAGGGGGCAATGTGAAGCGCATTTTATCGGCACTGATTTTTCTTGGCTGCATGATCTTTCCTGCGACGGTCTATGCGCAGTCGAGCGGGAGTACTCCGCCTCCGCCTCCCTACTGCACGTCTGCGAACGCGGGCGCTCTCTACACGAATACGAGCACGAGTCCAGCAACGGTCTACACCTGCAGCTACTACAACCTGGAATGGCAATGGGTAGTGAATCCGAGCTACGGAGGATTGGTATACTATTCGACTCCTCCTAGAACATGTTCCGGGGCTTTA